GAGAGACAGTAAACCAGATTTTGCTAGAAGACAGACAGATAGTATTGCAAGAATACCACTTAAAGGTGAAATAGTAAAGATAGAATCTCAACCTAGCACCGATAGGGACACTAATGCAAAAGCAACTACACAGTATTGGACAAGAGTAGTCAATATGTGGAACCACCCACAACATGCAGCAAGTCCTTTAGCATCTGTAGAAGAAAACGACTTTGGAGAAGATTTTCAAGAAACAACCGAAGTAAACCCCCTTCAAGCTTTTCCTGGAGATATACTTTTGGAAGGTAGACATGGTAACTCATTAAGAATGGGAGGTACTAACTTTACCAGTAATGTATTTTCAGATGAAGATAATAACGGTAAACCCTACACCATCCTAAAGGTAGGTCAGGAACCATTAGAACCTCATTTTGATCCTACAGTTGAAGATGTTAACAAAGACAAAAGTTCGATTTATATGATGTCTGACCATAAATTAGGTCTCATAGAATCAAACACAAATATACTAGGTTATAAAGAGGGTGATGAACCTGATTTAGCTGATGCATATAAAGGTCCACAAGTTCTTATTAATTCAGATAGATTATTTTTTAATGCTAGAGAAGAATCAGTATTTATAGCTGCTAAAGAACAAATTGGATTAGCATCAAATCAGATAGCATTAAGTGCTAGTGAATACGTAGGAGTAGATTCTAAAAGAATTTATTTAGGTACTAATGCATTTGATGAAGATGAACCTGCACTTAAAGGTGCAACCACTAAACAATGGTTAGGTGATCTAGTAAAAATACTAGAAACAACAGCTCAAGTGTTAGGTAAAGCACCACCAGCAGGAACTCCTTATGCAGCAGTTGCAGTAGGTACTTTTAATACATTAGTAGGTAGTTTGAAAGCACATGCTTTACTACTCAATACTATAGAGTCTAACAAAGTATATATAGATAAATTCTAATGGCGTATTTAAGAATTCCACCAAGTTTCCTACCCAATGCAATTGCAAAATTAGTATCCAAGTTAGAAGTAGAACTAAATACAAGGGTACAGGCAGAAGCAGGAAAAATTGTCGATAAAATAAGATCAGAAGGATGTCCAGCAGATTTAGGTAGAGCAGTACAAAAAGTTAAAGGCTTAAGTGACGGTATAGGTAAACTACAGTCACGTATGACAAAACTTAAAAAACTACCTGAAACACTCCTCATACCTATAAAGATACTAGAGAAGATTGCTCAAGTAATATTATCTTTACCTGTACCACAATCACCTTCACCCATACCTGGACTACCTATATCAGTTACCAACAAGTTAACAGACCTTATAATTGTTACCTACGAATTTATTGCACAGAAAAAAGAAGATGCAGAAGCAATTGTAGCAATAGTGGATGGACCTTCTATAAGGTTAGAATTTGTTAACACACAACTGCAGAGGGTAAATAGACTAACAGGTATTTGTAGAGTTCAAGCTAGTCTAGAACGTAAATTAGAAGAAGGTGAATTAACTTTCGAAGAATTAGTTGCAAGAGGGTTAATAAATGATGAAGGAGGTTTTGTTACTTCTGACTTAGGTAGACAATTTTTAGGAGGTAAAGAAGGTAGATCTATTTCAGATCTTGCTGATGAATTCAATATAAGCAATGAGCAGGTAGTAGAAAGATTGAAAGATGCAAATATTAACTCAGTATCTGATCTAGATGATAACGACCTACAAACTGATAATAAATTAAATGATCTTTTAAATAAATTAGATGGGTTAGATTTAGATGTTGTTACAGATATAAGAAATCAACTAGATCAATTTTCTACTAAACCCGTTGATACAAACATAGACGGTGACTTCTTTCACAGAGGTCCAAGTGGTATTTTATATAAACTAGAAATAAGAAATGATATAAAATCACCAAAAGTAGCTGTAAAGAGATTTGCAGTAGCATTAGATGAAGAAAATGTAGTAGTCTTAGAAGGACCTAAATCTTTTGCATCAGACACAGAAATACTATTAAACGAAATAAAATTCAGATTAGATAATCAACTTTCTTAACCAAACTATTTATAAATATGAAACTGGACCAACTACGTAAGGTAATACGAGAAGAAGTTAGAGCAGCTGTTAAGGAGGAGTTACAAGATGTAATGAACGAAGCAGTTAAATATGCTTCTACTCCTACCAAAATGCAAGAAGTACCAAAAGGACAACCTAAAATATGGTCAACTGGTAAATCTGCAACCTTAGATGAAATGCTCCAAGACACAAGAGCAACAATGACAGGCCAAGATATAAAAAATATATCAGGTAATACAGGTGTTGAAAAACCTAACTTTGCATCAATGATGTCAAACCAAATGGTAAGAGAACATTCAGGACCAGCTCCTGGATTAGATCTATCCCAAATACCTGGTTTGAATAAAGCTAAGTCTATATTAGATGCAGCATATGCAAAGGATAAAAATAGAGCTGTATAATGGCATTTGAAGTAAAAAAAATAGCACCAATAGACTTACAACCTAGAAAGGCTGTAGGTGTTAAGTTACCTTTTTCAGGTAAAGCTGTTTTTAACCAAACATTCCAAACAAAAGAAGCAATTAAGACTAACTTAATAAACTACTTTTTAACTTCAAGAGGGGAAAGATACCTCAACCCTACATTTGGTAATAGACTTCAAACACTTTTATTCGAACAACTGACACAACAGAAAATAACTCAAATTGATGAACTTATAAGGAATGATCTAGAATTATATTTTCCTAGAGTAATACCAACAGAGATAAACACCGTAGGTAATCCAGATACCAACTCAGTTTCTTTTAGCTTAAGTTATACATTAAAAGATACCGACATAGAAGACGAACTTATAATTAACTTTGAACAGTAATGGCTGAAGAAAGAGACATTAAATACATCAACAGGGATTTCGGCGACCTGAAAGAGCAATTGGTAGAGTTTGCTAAAAACTACTTCCCAGATGCTTACAACGATTTTAGCCCAACATCTCCAGGAATGATGTTTATTGAGATGGCTGCTTATGTAGGAGATATACTTTCTTTTTACCAAGACAGTCAAATACAAGAGACATACCTACAACATGCTAAAAACCCAGGTAACTTATATTCACTAGCCTACATGATGGGATACAGACCAAGAGTAACATCTGTGTCTGAGGTTGAATTAACAGTAACACAACGGGTACAAGCTACAGGCGGTACCTATAAACCTGATTTTGATCAAGCATTAAAAGTAAATGAAAACTCAATAGTAACAGCACAGATAGGAGATAATCCTACATTCTTAACTAGAACACCGGTTGACTTTACTTTTAGTAGTTCTTATGATCCGACCGACATTAGAATATTTTCACTTGACAATGGTAATCCTGCTGAGTACCTACTAACTAAAAAAGTAAAAGCTTTTTCAGGGACAATAGAATCTACTACACAGACATATACTACAGCACAAAAATTTGCAACCTTTGAGATAGCAGGGGATAACATAATAGGTATATTAGATGTTACCGACAGTGATGGTAAGATATGGACAGAGGTACCTTACTTAGGACAAGACACAGTTTTCAACACTGAAGAAAGTACACTATCAGATAACGGTATAGTACCTAATAACCTTACACTTAAAAAAGTACCAAGGAGATTTGTTACTAGATTTTTAGCTAACGGTAAACTACAAGTTCAATTTGGTTCTGGTATTACAGGTCAAGATGATTCTACAATAGTACCTAATCCAACCAATATACAAAACTCTTCGACATTCAACAATACAAATGAATATTTTAAGGCATACGATCCATCTAACTTTCTTTTTACTGAAACATATGGACTAGCACCTTCTAATACTACATTAACAATAAGGTATTTGACTGGAGGAGGGGTAGGTGCAAACGTACCTGCTAATACTATCAATGCTATTGACACAGTAGTCACATCGGCAACGGATACAACTTTCGCAGGTACTTTAACCTTCAATAATGAAACTCCAGCAGCAGGGGGTAAAGACGGTGACTCAACAGATGAGTTACGTCAAAACTCTTTAAGAGCATTTGCTGAACAACAACGTACAGTTACTTTACAAGATTATGCCGTTCGTGCTTTATCTCTTCCAGCTACATATGGATCAGTTGCTAAGGTGTATGCCACACAAGATTCTTCAGTAGGTAACGACACCGGGGTATTAGGTAACAATCCTTTAGCAGTTGGACTATATGTACTTGCTTATGATAATGAGAAAAAAGTTACCACTGCTAGTAATACATTAAAAGAAAACTTAAAAACTTACTTATCACAATTTATACCACTTACTGACGGTGTTGACATAAAAGATGCATTTGTTATTAATATTGGTATAAAGTATGAAATAGTTGCACTTTCTAACATTGCTGCAAGAGACGTAATACTCAATTGTAATAATTTACTAATAGAGTACTTCAATATAGATAAGTGGAGTATAAATCAACCAATAAATCTTTCTAAACTTTATACAAAATTAGATAGAGTTAAAGGTGTACAGACTGTTAAAAACATAACAGTAACGAACAAAACAGGCGGTAGTTATTCATTGAATGCATACGATGTTCAAGGAGCTACCAAAGACAACATTGTTTACCCTTCTTATGATCCAAGTATCTTTGAAGTAAAGTATCCTAATGATGATATTGAAGGACGAGTAACAACATTATAAGATGGCAGTATATAGAATATATCCAGAAAAAGATTCTTACATCTCAAGTGAACCATCAGTTGGTGGTACTTACGGCAATGCCGGTAGAGACGAAATACTCGAAGTAGGAGGTTACTACGATGTAAACATTACAGGTAGAGCTAACAGAAGTTTAATTCAATTTAAAACTACTGAACTACAAGATGCAATCAATACTAAGGTATCGGGACCTATATCTGCTAGTTTAAATTTGAAGCTTGCCAGTGCAACAGAACTACCGAAGTCTTACACATTAACTGCATACCCAGTATCTGCAGCATGGGAAAATGGATTAGGTAAGGGTGACGACACCCCAAAGAATACATCAGGTGTCTCTTGGAAATATAAAGATGCAGGTTCAACTGAATGGACTACTGCTGGTGGTGATTACTTAACTGCTAGTGGTTCTAGTGAAGTGCATGGTATATATGATA